TATTATGGAAGAAGACTTCTTTAAATGGTGAACTACCGTCTGTTGTCGGCACTATTCTAATTCTTTTTTCACCTTGTTTTGTTCCTTTTGGTAACATGATTGAAAGGTATTGTTTCATCCTTTCTTCTGATGTCATTTGTGGTTTTGTGGAACCTCCACTTGATTTGTTTTTCTCGTATTGAGCTAAAACCGCGTCTAAACTATTACTCATAAATTTTCTTTTTAAATATTATTAATTAATAAACATATGTATAAATATACGTATCTATTATGGGTATGTCAAATATAAATTGGGTTGAATTTTTACTCTTGTTCGTTCGTAAAACTTTTTTTGATGTCACTGTCGTTGTAGTTCTCTAGTTCATCTTTTGTTAGAATGTATTGTTTTTTTCCTGTTTTGTCAAAAACTTCTTCTTTGTCGGTAAAGAAATCACTTAATGTTTGGTTATACGGTCCACTATCATGTTTTCTTAACCCTATTTGTTCTTCTGAAGTTCTAGGTCTATACTCTTCTATCTTCTTTTCTAAACTCCCAATTTTAACCACCATGTCATCCATAGAACTTAAGTGGGATTCTAGTTCTGATAATTTTGTCATTAAGTCATCTAAACTTTCACTATTTTTAGATAAAATGTCTTTTTGGTCTGATAGCTCTGTATTAACCTCGTCTTGTTTGGTTACTAGGTCGGTAACATCCAATTCCGTTGTGTCCTCAACTTCACCTGTTACTTCTGTATCGATTTCATCACCACCTTCCAGGTCAATATCCATATTCACTTCTTCATCACCACCTTCTATTTCTTCAGCTTCTGCATCTGGGTCTAACTCTACGTCCTCTTGTTCTCCCATCGCTTCAGCTCTTTTTAATAATCTTTCAACATGGCTACCCATACCTAAATTACTTACACCACCAATCATTTGTTCGTTTAAATTCTCGGTATTATGTTTGATTTGTTTAAATCTAGATAGTTCTGCTATTAATTTTTTTTCTATTTCTTTAGCCATTTAATAATTGTTTTACTTGCCCTGACGGGGATTCTACTTGTATTTTTCTATTTATTCTAACACTATTATCCACCCTTTCTATTAAACCATCCCTACTTCTAATAGTATAACATTCACCAGTATCTAAATCACATACTTGTTGCCCATCTTGGTCTACACCCTTTTCTACAACATTATCAGTTTTTTTCCCTAAGAAATTTCCCAATTTTTGTTTTAAATTTTCTGAAATCATAAGTTTGTTTATATATAAATATCATTAAAACTAATAAGAGTCAAGAATTTAATATGTAATAACATAACAAAGTCTTAGTTACCATTAACTACTGAATTTATACCTGGGATAAAAGCTGCGGGATTTAAATAGTGTTGTACCACTTTACCGTTTTTCATAACACCCCTAATTAATTCAACATGTAAATGTAATTGTTTAGATAATCCACTATTCCCCATCACACCTACCTTCTTTCCTGAGGGTCCACACTCAGATTTTTTAATTACATCATCTTTACTATAATTTACATTCCTTAAATACGCGTACCTAGCAATATAATAAGATGTGTTATCTTCTTCAGGACTATTAGTTATAATTAATTTAGTTTCTATGTAATTTCCAAATTCACCACAACCATCTGACGTTTGTAAATTATTACATTCACCCAATGAGTTAGTCACACTTCCGTTTATCATCGGGTATACTGAAATCCCAACATCACCTATACTTTTTTCGTAGGATGTTTCTTTTGGTATTATATCTATCCCTAAATGTGTTTTTTCTGGGTCCGCGTCCATCAAGTAGTAATCCACATCAATCCCACTAGAAATAATATTGTGAAATGTAACACCGTCCTCATTTACAAAAGTACTAGTGATTGTAGATGTTTGGTCTATATATTGGTTACTTGTTACTGTTTTTTTCATTTGTGATGGTGTCGCACTTCTATTGTCAGCGTAAAGGTCTAATGGTAATTGTTTTAATCTAGCTTCCGCTGCCTTATATAAATTACTATCTACTCTCTGTACCAAATCTTGTATGTTAGGTAGTTCAGCTAACGGTTGTCTAACACCTTCAAATGTAGTTTCTATGGTATTTGGTCGTATACTATGCGAGACATTTGTAATGAAATAAGGTCCATTAAACATTGGAAGGTAATTTAACTGAAAGTACTGTGTTGGTTGTATGGCGACGTTACCCATACATGTTATGGTGGCTGTGTAACTCCTACTCGCGTAGACGTTGAATAGTGAAAGTGAGGCCATTGACGTTGCCCCACCACCACCAGAATCTGCCATTTCTTGTAAAATCTGATAACTTTCTGAAGTGTTTTGGTATTGGCTTTGGTCTAATGTTACCGACTCAAAAATATTCTGATTCTTTAACCCAAAATCCACATTAAACGCTACCACTTTATTAGCTAGTTGTTTATTTGGTGTTTCTGTAGCAATTAAAGGGTTATTGGTTTCTGTACGAATATTCAATGCGTCATCAAAAAATCCATTATTTTCTGTTTTAGTGTCTAATTGTTCCGATGAATTACCAACATACTGATATAGGAATACTGGTCCTGAAGTTAAAGTATCAACCTCTTTAAATGTACCGAATAACGCGTTTCCTTGCTTCTGTGTTACATCATTCTCAATATTAAAGAAATTAATATAAGATGGTAAAGGAATATAATTAAAATAATTATCCTTAAATATCATACTAATATACCCATCTATACTTTGAGTTAGTGTTTTTGAGTTTCCTTCCTCGAACGGTGAATCTAATTTTAGTAAGTTCCAAATGTTAATGACAGCTTCGTCCCCAATATCTCTATTGGCTGTATCTAAAAATAAGAATTTTTCGAATAATGTATTATCCCCAAAAGATAGTGCCGCTATCCACCTATCATTTAATGTTTTAAAACTCCTATAAAGTTCTAACTTTAGTGATTCAGATTTTACTTTAGTTCTTTCGTCGGTTATTGGTTCCTGGGTTTTATTATCTTGTTTAGCGTTACTGTGTATCTTTTTTTGTACTTTTTTTACCAAATTATTAACGTACTTTTCTTGGTCGGATTCTAGTTTACTTAATTCCTGTACAAATTTTTCTATAAATTCAGCACCACTAGGAACGGTTATGTTGGTTACACAATACGAAGCGTATAACCTAATTAGTGGAGCAAAATCTTTTACATTAGTACTATTAAAAATTATCCCCTCACCTAATGGTCCTCGTGCTGTCTTAAAGAATGAGTACATTGGGTTTGAGTCGTTAGGTTGTGTTAGAATGTTAAATTGTGAGACACCACTTTCATTATAATACTCCCCAACTTCTAATATCATATCTTGTACTACAACTGGTAGTGGTAGTGGGAATGTAGCTGGAGATACTGGTACCATTATTGGGCTAGAGGAGTAAACACCAAAATCATAACTACCGGTTAATGGTGTTATAACTGATTTATTCTGCCAATGTAACGCCATTACTTTTTGTATCAAACTACTGTTATTGGCTATCGTATTTAATTTAGTTGTGCTGGTATGTTCATATTGTATTTCTTGGTTTAGGAAATTTTGGATTAGTTTCGTAAATTTTAAAAACTGAGCTCTTGCTAATTTATTTGGTATTCTGTCGGTATGTTGATTGAAGTCGGTTTGGTCTAACCATGTGTCTTCTATAACCACAAATTCTTTTATGATGTTTTTCATCGTTCCACTATTAAAAACCATTTCCGACTCTAAACTAGAAAATTGTAAAAACATATCCTCAAATATGTCCAGTTCGTCTTTGTTGAATACTGCTCTTAACTCTTGTATTGTCGAGTAATTACCATCTTCGAAGATTGACCACGCACTTTGTTGGTCCGATGATGGGTTTATTTTCTTAACATATTCGTGTGCTGCAGGACTTGGTTTATTTTCGAAATACCCATAATTAGAAATCTTCCATATCAGTCTACAGGCCCCGTTATGTATCGGTTGTGTATTAGTGAATAATGTATTAGTGTTGTAGGTTTTAACGTCGGTACGGTATAACCCACCGGAAGACGGGTATAAAATATAGTATTTTGATGGTGTCACACTATCGTTAAATTTAACTCCGAATCCAGGAACAATGTTAGTGGAGTCCACATATGCATCATAAAATTTAACTTTAGTATTATCCCCAGATGTAAACGCTAAACTACTATTCTCTTCTACTTCTAATGGTATTGATGGTGATAGATTATTTATAAGTTGTCCAGTCCCACCATTAAAATAATTATTAGAACTTGTTGTTATGTAGTTTATGGCATCAACAATTAGTGGGTACACACCTACTTGTAAAAAATTATCGACTCCGACAGTTTTCTGTGTTTGGTATAGGTATGGGTTACCCCCCATGTTTACATTGTATTGTGTATTTAAATTATTAGTTACGTTATCATAGATATTCTGTGTTCCTGTCGCTCCAGGTATTGTGGTTACCACACCTAAATCACCCCATACTTCAGCTAGTAGGTCAAACCCTGTTGTTACTCTTTTTTTATACCTCCACCAAATAGAACCTAGTTTCAATAACAGTGTTATTGGTACTGTATGTAGAGCTGGCATTTGATTGAATAGTTGTGATATGTAATTACCGAAAGTCTTGTCGGTGGTTGATAGGGCTTTTTCTCTAAACGTGGGCAGTGGGAGTGAATTTAAGAATAAGTATGCGGCGTTTGCGTATGGACTTTTATTAGCCGGATTATTTCTCTCGAAGTCTACACCTTGTAATATAGCATTTATAAAATAAGGGGTATTAAGTAATGATGTTAACCTTACATCAACTTCGTCAGCTACATATGTTAAACCACTAACACCTGCTGTGTCTGGTACTGGGAATATCTCACCTTCTGTTACTATTTTCTTACTTGCAGCTTCTTTATAAAATTTGTTTACTAGTGTTGGGTTATTTAGTTGTTGGTACTTCCTGGAAGATAGTGCTGTGATATTATACTCATCAAGTTCTGTATCGTTAGCATATACAAAATCGGTAAAGTATTTAGTTTCTTCCTTTTCTGTTAGTACGTTGGTGTATTGAATGTCGTACTCCAAATTTTTTGATATTCCGTGTAGGTGTGGTGTTGACTTTGTCCCAGCATAATTAAGTGTGAACCACACACCCTGCACTGTGGGTACCAAATCAAAAAACCCATCCACTTTATCATACTTAATTGTTTTTGTGTTAGCGGAAAAGTCTTTCCCTCTAACAGTATATGGTTGTGGTTCAATAAGTAATCTTGATGGTTTACCTATATTTGGTGTTACTGTCCCGAAATACATATATATCTCGTATCTGTCAGGGTCAGCTTGGGATAGGATAGATGTTATGGCGTCGAATCCGTTATCTGTGGTTTTTCCAGAGATACCTGTACCCAAATCTTTAAATACGTTTTTGACGGATGTTGAGCCCTTAATCATCTCATATAAATTATCCGCGTCATAACCAGATATTTCATCTATTGCTGGTTGTGTGGTTATACCCCCATTACCAGAATATCTTGTCTTTACACTACCTAAAGTAATAAATTCATATGCCCTATCCAATATTTCAAACCACAAATCCAAATCATCAAATGAAGTATATGGTAAACTTTCTGGTGGCCAATCTTTCACATCTATAGGTGTAAACGATTTATTAATCCCTGAATTACCTATTGGTGGTTGGAACTTCGTATATTTGTAATTGGCTGTCTTACAGTATTCTTCCACAAAATCTACTTCCGGCCATACCACCTTATCTTTTGCTCCTGTTATTTCAATAATGCTTTCATCGCCAGGATAAGTTAGTTCGTATTTTGTTTCTCCTTTTTCTGTTTGTTTAGTTATGTAGTATTTGGGCCATGGATAAACATTACCTATGGTTGGTTTTGGTTGTACTTTTATATCAACATTTTTACTAACATCGTTGGACCCTTTAGCCGCCTTAATTCTTTTTTTGTTGTCACTAACCCCCATCGCGTCTGTATGGACCGTATCTAACATCCTTAAAAAAGTATCAGCTCCACACAAGATAACAGCAAAAACATTCCTTATCGTCGGTTTAAACCCTAACACTTCTCGTAGTCTAGTATTTAACACTTTACTAATGTCTTTTGTCATTACTTCAGCGTCTACCTCAAACCTTCTATCCGTTTCTCTCCATACCGCTGAAAATTTACCACTCTTATATGAACCATCAAAACAAAACCACGGTTCAAATTCAGATTTTAATGTTGCTATGGTATCTTTAAATTTTACCGTACCTTTTATTTTAGATTTTTCATAAAGGCTATATCCTGGTTTTAAAAATAAGCTATTAATGCCATACTTTCCTGGGTTTTCTATTGGTAGTTGTGAATGTGAACTGAATGTTTGGTTATTATTTAATAGTGTTGTGTATTTACCAACGATTAGTTCTAAGGCTGTTTTAGCTTTCTCTTCTAGTTCTTTTAAAGCGTTTGGGTTGGAGTTATCTAGTACGGCTGCTTTCGCACCTGTTACCCCTAGTAGTGGCCATACATTAACGGGGACTGTTTTTCCTGATGTAGAGTTAGGGTCGTCTACTTGTACCATGATATTTCGATTTTCTCCACCATCTAAATAGGTTTCTTTCCAACCATCCGTCCCATATATCGCATTATAAAATCCCTTTAATGCTTGTTTAAACTCTAATTTATCTGTAGTTGATGCTAGGTTAGCTTTACCAAATACTTGCGACATATCATTATCAATCCCTTTAATTTTTTCAACTAACTCTATTATTGTGTACTCTGGGAAATCCTCAGGAATCAACCCTTTCTTTTTATATATATTAAAAACTTCTGTGGTTACTTGTCTTCCTTTGGTTGAGGTTACTTCTCCGCTTTCACCATCTACCCTATTAGGGAACATATATGGAGCTGTCATTGCTTGGTGCATGTTGATGTCCCTCAATAAAGCCACGTGGTTCCCTATAAACACACAGGTAACTAAATAATCACCACTACTTGGGTCAAACCTAGAGACAAAACTTGTTAACATTAGTTGGTATTTTACCGCCTTACCGTAGTAACCTTTTAATGTTAGAAAAAATATTGGGTAGGGTAGGTGAAAAAATGCCGTGTATGGTGTATTAGTTTTAGCTTGTTGGAAAAGTGTTTTCCCTCTTACGTCAGTAAAATTTATGGTTACCGATGGTATGTAAGAGGCATTAATCTTTATGTCTATAGATGTGATTCCGAAACCTTGGAAGTCTGTTTGATTCTCAATTCTTCTACTCACCCCACCATCCTCTTTAGTACCAACAACTTGTTTGTTAGTGTCTGGGTTGGTAAAGGCTTCTGTCCATTCTGAATCCATAGAAGTTTTACCTTCCGGTTTTAAAAAATTTAACTCACCTTTAAAGATTTCAACATTCACATCAGTCTCGTTCCCGTGGCCCACAATAACTTTACTCCTAGGAGAAATTTTTGCTGTTAAATTAGCGTACATAACTAAATCTTCATGTTCCACCAATCTCTCCTCTACTCTAGATGTTACCGGGTCGACAATGAAGTTCGGGTCTACAATTATTACATTGTTCCCTACTTGGTATGTGAGTATGTCTCCAGAATTTAAATTATTTGCCATAGTATAGGAAATGCTTATCTAATTTTGTTTTATATTCCCCTAATGTGACCATCAATGGGAATGGCACAATTATTAGTGTCTGGTCAGGAATATTCCACTCTTGACCTCCATATGATGGGTTTGCTAACATTATTAACCATCCATAATATGGAGAATCGTAAAATTGTTGTGATAACTTATCTAACCTACTTTTTCCCATTTTATACACTATTTTTCTATCACTAGACTTTTGGTTTAGCTTTATGCTCGGTACCATTATATAGTCCCCATTTACCACAAATTCGTTATATCTATTATAGTATGTCATATTTTTAACTAATATAAAGTTGTTGCATTAATTTATAATTAAATTTAGTGTCCCCCACCCCACTATTCCTACTTATTAATCTATTTCTAACTAAATTTTGTGCTGTAGTACCACTGTTTATAACATAACCAACTTTATAGTCCGTATAGTAGTTATTAAGATTACTAGTTAGGATATCATATCCTTGTAGTAGTCCTTCCTTCAGTCTATTATTATATAAACTACAGTCATAATTTAACCAACTTTTTAAAATTATATTTATTTTAGGTTTAAATTCTAGAACTGTACCATATTTTAACCCGTTTACCCCCTTTTTATCTACTTTAAATAAATTATCATACAAATCACTCTTTCTATTACTTATTAACACATCTAACTCTTTTGTGTAGTTTGTACCAAAAATAAAGGTTTTACTAACATTTGTACACATTCTACTACTAAAAAATAAGTATTCATTTCCTAACGTGTAATTCTTTGTGAAGTTATTGTTTATATACTTAGTTATGAAGGAATTAATATACCCATTACTTGTGTTGTAACTGGTAGAAAGAATATTTAAAGCTGTGGTCCCTGTTAGTTGGAACGCTACCACCCTTCCACCACCCGGATTTATATATTGTCCATCATAACTATCGTTTGTTATAAAGTTCAGATTATCTATTACATAACTTAATCCTTTTTGTAATTCCCTATAACTATTAATATCAGCAATTACTTTTTCTATTATGTTTTCTAGTTGTTCTTCTAGTGTTTGGAGTAGGAGATTTTTTATGTAGTATTTTTCTTCTTCTATCACATTACACTCATTTAACTTAGTTTGTATTGTGGTTGTCTCCCCATTGATATTACTTTTTAACGTATCGTAATAAATTGTTATCCTTCCAATTATATCTCTAGGTATGCCCACCAAGTTTTCCCCACTTAGAGTACCTAATGTTCCGTATGAAAAATTTCTTGTTACCATAAACTCTTCTACCAAACCCATACTCTGCTTGTAGTACATTTTTTCTAACCTATTTTTAACATCCAAAGTATAACCCTT